GCAGTTGGAGTTCCGGGTTGCGGCCTTTCTGTCACAAGATGAAGTTGCAATAAAGGAAGTAACAGAAGGGTTTGATGTCCATGCCTACACAGCGAAGATCATTTCTGAAGCTGGTCAACCTATTAGCAGACAAGATAGTAAGGCGCATACCTTTAGTCCGTTGTATGGGGCGACAGGATACGGACGTACAGCGGCAGAAGCACGCTACTATGAACACTTCACAGAAAAATATAAAGGTATTACTAAATGGCATAAGGAATTAGCAAAGGAAGTTTTGACGCATCGTAAAATTACTACGCCGAGTGGAAGACAGTTCTGCTTCCCAGATGTTCAAAGACGAGCTAATGGCACGATCACAAACTTCACGGCTGTGAAAAATTATCCAGTGCAATCTTTTGCCACCGCAGATATTGTGCCGACTGTTTTGATTGCTATCCACAATCGATTGAACGACGAAAAATTAAAATCTGTTCTAGTAAATTCAGTGCATGATTCCGTAGTGATTGATGTGCATCCTAAAGAGACCGAGTCTGTGCTTGCAATCATCAAGTCGATCAACATGGACTTACATAAAATTATTCTGGACAGGTTTAAAATAAAAATGAATGTGCCTCTTTTATTGGAGGCAAAAATAGGATATAATTGGCTAGAGCAAAAGGAGGTTGCTAATGTCTAATGAATTAGTCAGCGTACAATCCGATAATTACTTTGAACTAGCGCAAGCGATGGGCATGGTCGCAGACATGGACAAAGCCCCCGCCAAATCATCTACCTTGCCCCGCTTACGTATTTGGCACAAGTCGATCATGGGAGAGACTGAGGTCAAAGGCAAAATCAAAAATGTCGAGGTTGTTCCAGCGGGGTCGTACCGACTAGAACTGCCAGATAAGACTTTTATCTACGCATCGGAAGTAAAGATCAGAGTCTTTGTTCAACGCTTTATGTACAAGCGATACGATGAGAAAGCCGAGACAGCTAAAGATGCTTATGTAAAAACAGTCATGGCAGAAAATCTCAATTCCGATTTAGTCGATACATCCGGGGGCTACAACTGTGGTAAGCCAGCAGGTTTCATAAAAGACTTCGCAAGTCTTCCTGAAAAAGAAAAGGATTTCATTGGAACGATTAAAAGAGTTCGTGTCCTGCTTGGGGAAGTCGAACTGATAAACCCGCTAGATGAGAACGGAGAAGAAGTAGACATAGACGTTCAGCCTTTTATTTGGGAGATTGATAACAAAGATGGATTCAAACGACTTGGTGAACCGATCAATCATATGGCTAAGAATAAACGTCTTTCAATTCAACACTGGATAGACTGTGCAACAGAGTTAGGTGAAAGCAACAAGGGAGCGGTTACGTACTATGTCCCTACCTATCAGTTAGATCTAACGCAATCCATCGAATTGGATGACGCATGTCAACAGAAGTTCAATGATTTTCTTACTTGGATACAGAATTATAATGAATACGTGATTACTGAATCCTCTGGTAAGGTGTCTAAAAATGATGAGGAAATAGTCAACGAATTCTTAGATATATCTGACGAGTAGATTGTATGAATCACTCTGCCGAAATCAAAGTACACAGATATCTGGAAGATGTGCGTAATAACAAAAGAGGTATGTTAGATAGCACAATAGCACGCATCATCAAGGACGTTGGTGACGCTATGAATAAACAATTCAATAGTGAAAAGCGTGTTTTTACTCTCAGAATGTCGAACATTGGAAGACCATACTGTCAGTTATGGTTTGAAAAGAATCGTCCAGAGGACGGTGTTGATCCCCCCGCCAACTTCCTGATGAACATGATTATAGGAGACATCGTGGAAGCAGTCTTTAAAGGAGTATTGACTGAGGCGGGTGTGGATTTTAGTGATGGATTTACGTCTTCGCTAAAGTTGGACGGCACTGAAATACATGGCACACACGATCTTATATTAGATAAAAAAGTTGATGATATTAAATCAGCATCGCCGTGGTCGTACAAAAATAAATTTGTTAATTATCAAACGCTCAAGGAACATGATGCCTTTGGCTATGTAGGACAGTTAGCTGGATACTCTAAGGCGTTAGGTGTCGATGTCGGAGGCTGGTGGGTAATCAACAAAGCTACAGGTGAATACAAATATATTTCTGCGTTTGACATGGCTGTCGAAAAAGAGACTATATTAAAAGACATCAGTAAAAAAATTAAAGAATTGAAGAGTAACAAATTTAGAAGATGCTTCTCAGCGGTTCCAGAAACTTTCCGTAAAAAAGAAACTGGTAACAAAATTCTAGACACTAGTTGTAGCTGGTGCAGATTTAGATATAAATGCTGGCCTTCTTTGATAGAACGTCCTTCAATTCCATCTTCTGCAAAAGAACCTCCTGTCGTGGGATATGTCGAGATAGCTGATGAGTATAAAGAAAAGGCTTCGGCTTAACGCACTAAAACACGGTTATCGTTCAGGTTTAGAGGATCAAGTACGCTTATCTTTGCAAGCAAAAGAATGCTCCGCAAAATATGAGTGCTTAAAAATAGAATGGGAAGACTTAACTTATCGGTTATATACCCCAGATTTTTTATTGCCAAATGGAATAATTGTGGAAACAAAAGGTAGGTTCACTCCCCAAGATCGTAAAAAACATTTGTGCATAAAAGAACAACATCCTAATCTAGACATAAGATTTGTGTTTAGTAATAGCAAAGCGAAGATTAGAAAGGGGTCAAAGACATCGTATGCCATGTGGTGTGAGAAGCATAAATTTCTATACGCCGATAAGGATGTTCCTGCTGAGTGGATTAAAGAAAAGAAAAAATTAAAAAAATATATGCCGACTGCATTCATTAAGTTTCCATTAAAAAAACTGAGGGTATAAATATGGATATTGATATATCAAAGCCAGAGTTCTTAATTGTAATAGAGCCTAACTTCAACGAGTTTAATCAGTGGACAGGGAGTATCTCTGCCCGTGTGGAAGAGTGTACAGAGGGCTGTGCGCTATCTATAGATGAGTTGCAACAGATTCGTCATGTCGTTGGAATTATGGCGGCGACGTTACCGTTAATGGAAAAAGATATGGACTTTGCAGATAAGGCACACGACTTTTTTATCCAAAATTATGTGCAGTTGTTAGAACATCTACAAGATGAAACTGAAGAAACACCTGATTTATTTACCACGAGTGACGATGGGAAAGTTGTCACTTTGAATATGACTAACATTAAAAAAAGAAATAAAAAAGAGATGCATTGAATGAAAATTGTTGATTGGAAAAATCCAGAGCACTACACAAATAAAAAATGGGAAGCTATTGATATTATCAAAGACGTACTTACACCTGAACAATTTCAGGGTTACTTGATAGGTAACTCTTTAAAATATTTGTTGCGGGTGAATGATAAAGATACACCTCAAATGAACATGGGCAAAGCCGAATGGTATTGCCTTCGTGCAGAAAAAGAATTGGATGAGAATAGCTAGAGGTGGATATGGAATTAGACTTCAGCCGAGATAGAGAGTTTTCTGAACAAGCTTTAGTTTTGTTAAAAGAATTTTACATGTTGCCCACAGAAACGTCACCACAACAGGCGTTTGCCCGTGCGGCGTTAGCGTATTGCGAGGGAGATTATGATTTTGCTCAACGTATTTATGAATATGCTAGCAAGCGTTGGTTTATGTTTGCTAGCCCTGTGCTCAGTAACGCACCCGAAAATGGGCAAAGCGCAAAAGGTCTACCTATCAGTTGTTTTCTTACTTATATTGGTGACAATCTGGATTCCCTTATATCTCACAATTCTGAAGTCGCATGGCTATCTGTAAAAGGTGGCGGCGTGGGAGGACATTGGTCAGACGTTCGCCCTGTAAGTGATAAAGCTCCCGGCATAATACCTTTTCTGAAAGTAATCGATTCTGAAATGCAAGCATATCGACAGGGTAAGACTAGAAAAGGAAGTTATGCCGCATACATGGATGTTTCTCACCCTGACATAATAGAGTTTTTAAAGTGTCGTGAACCAACAGGCGGTGATGAAAATCGTAAATGCCTTAACATTCACAATGCAGTTAATATTACAGATGAATTTATGGAGGCTGTAAAAAATGGAAAAGAATGGCAACTCAAATGCCCACACACAGGAGCTACAAGAGCTACAGTCCAAGCTCAAAGACTGTGGACAGACATACTTGAAACTCGTTTCAGAACTGGTGAGCCTTACATCAACTTTATCGACACAGCAAACAGGAGTCTACCCGATAGCCAAAAACAACTTGGACTCAGCATTAATGGCTCTAACCTTTGCTCAGAAATCCATCTCGCTACTAGCGCAGAACGCACAGCAGTTTGCTGTCTCTCCTCCGTCAACCTCGCCAAATATGACGAGTGGCGGGACACCGGAATGGTACAAGACTTGGTCAGATTCTTGGACAACGTACTTAAATTCTTTATCCGACACGCTCCAGAAGAGTTAGAGAAAGCCAAATACAGTGCTTACATGGAGCGTTCCATTGGGTTAGGTGCTATGGGCTTTCACGATTACCTACAACAAAAGGGAGTGGCGTGGGAGTCTTGGCAAGCGGCAAGCCACAATTATCAAATGTTCAGATACATCAAAAACGAAGCGGTGTTTGCTACTAAGAGGCTTGCTATCGAACGTGGCGAAGCCCCGGATATGAAAGGCACAGGGAGGCGTAACGCCCATTTACTTGCTATCGCTCCCAATGCAAACAGTTCTATTATTTGTGGATGTAGTGCTAGCGTTGAGCCTATTAAATCTAATGCTTATGTTCATCGTACTCGTGTCGGCGCACACCTTATTAAGAACAAAACATTGGAAACAGTTCTGGAGAAATACAATGAAAACACTGAGTCTACGTGGAAAAGCATTATTACAAGCGAAGGCTCTGTCCAGCATTTGGACTTCCTTACGGATAACGAGAAGAGTGTTTATAAGACAGCCTTTGAAATCGATCAAACGTGGGTCATTGAACATGCGGCGAAACGACAGGAGTTTGTTTGCCAAGGTCAATCCATAAACTTGTTCTTCCCCTTCGGCATTAATGGTGATACTGTAAATAAAATTCATTTTAAAGCTTGGCGAGATGGCTTAAAAAGTTTATACTATCTCAGAACGAATTCAGGAAACACTGCCGATAAAGTAGGATTGCTAGTAGAAAGAAAAGCTTTGAAAGATTACGAAGAAAACTTTGAGGAAGATTGCGTATCTTGCCAAGGTTGAGCTTGACTAAAATTCCCTCGTGAGTATAACTACTCACACTTCCTGTGCCACCTTCGGGTGGCTTTTTTTTACATATACAATAATGGAGCATGGTCAGCATGGCACTGTTGAACGAATCAAAAACTTATAAACCGTTTCATTATCCTTGGGCTGTTGAATACGCAGTGAAGTCCGAAAAAGCTCACTGGGGGGAATGGGAATGTAAGTTGCAAGATGATGTAGCACAATGGAATAACGGAAAACTAACAGATGTTGAGAAGAATCACATTACACAAATACTTAGATTATTTACCCAATCAGATGTCCAAGTTGGGACTAACTACCTTGAATGCTACATTCCTAAATTTAAGAATAATGAAATTAGGGCTATGCTTACAAGCTTTGCTAATCGTGAGTTTGTTCATCAACGGTCTTATGCACTCCTTAACGATACATTAGGCTTACCTGAAGAAGAATTTTCTACCTTCTTAGAGTATCAAGAAATGGCAGATAAAATTGAGTTTATGTCTGACATCGATGTTAACAGCATCGGCGGGTTGGGCAAGGCAGTCGCCCGATCTGTAATTAACGAAGGCATGAGTTTATTTAGTGCATTTGTTATGTTACTTAACTACCAAAGATTTGGTAAAATGCGGGGGATGTGTGAAATTGTAGAGTGGAGTATCCGGGATGAAACAATGCATTGTGACGGTATGGTCAAACTATTTAGAACCTTTTGTGAGGAACATCCAAGAATCGTTAATGACTATTTCAAAAAAGATATCTATCAGATTGTTAGAGATGCAGTTGCGTTGGAAGATAAGGTTATTGATCTGGCGTACGAAATGGGCGAACTGGAGAGTCTGCCGTCGAGTGATGTCAAAAACTATATACGCTACATCGCTGACCGGAGACTTATACAAATGGGCCTCAAGGGAAATTACAAAGTTAAAGAAAACCCTATTCCGTGGTTAGATTGGATTATCTCTGGAGACTCTCACAAAAACTTTTTTGAAGGTGTGGTCACGGATTACAATGCGGCGGGAATGTCAGGCGGTGATTGGGACTTCCAAGCGGCTTGACATTTGCATTAATTTAGGTATAACTAAGTATTACGGATAAGCTTCGGCTAACAGTCCCACCCGCTAGTTGATGCATCCGTATTAACTACATTCCCACAGCCCTGTGCAATGCAGGGCTTTTTAATTATTTACGTGAAGCTAGTCCACCTCTGTTCATAGCGTCTGTTACTTCCATAAATACCTTTTTAGCTAGGGTATATTGATCAGCAACCTCTTTTGAGGAGGGGAGAAATGCTCCTGCTGATTCATTTATCTCCCTCATAGCTTCCAGTAAGGTGTCTAGCTGATCACCTCTTTGCGTTCCTTCCAAAGCCATTGCCGCCATACCGATATTATCTTGCAAAACAGAGCCTTCGGTGGGAATAAATGATACTCGTTGTATAATCCCGTCGTACGTGCCTCGTGCTCCCGCTCCAGAAGTATACGCTCCTAAGCCTTCAGCTTTTTTCAATGCCTTTTTCAGTGTGTTATAAAAAAGCATGGCTTCTTTTTTCGAGGATGGTGTGACGTTTATTTTTTCTGCCTCTTCAAACAAGTCAATTGTGTCTTCTAATTTCTCCAAACCTTCAGTTACTTTTTTAAGTAGTTTTGGATTATCTTTTAATTGCGAGATTTCTATGTCGTCGGACAGTTCTTGTAGAATTGTCTCCGCTTCTGCAAACATATTTTTGGGAATCTGAGTGGGCAATTTAGACGCAATACTTGATACGTCTGGCGGATTTTGACTTTCTAGCTTTGCATCACGAAGAGCGTCATAATCCCGTGGAGGCATGTCTTGCTTGGACATAATTCCTCTAGGGGATCTGAGAACTGTCATTTCCTCAACCGGGCCTTTCTGAAACATTTTTGCTGAGTAGATTGGATCACGAGATGTGCTTAAAGCCTTTACGCCTAACTCTCCGTGTTTTTTTCGACTTCTTTTAAAGCGTGCGGGACTAAGTTCTGTGCCTCCAAAAAATAAAGGTTGATCTACTCGTGAGGCGGATAACCCAGCTACAATTTTTTCTTCCTTGGCTCCCTGTTGAATCAAATTCTCAACATCACCAGTGTCCTGTAAATCAGGTAGCCTACCTTCTGATCGTACGAAACTGCCAAGAGCACGCCGTTTAATTACAGGATCACTGTTCTTAAATGTTTCGACTGTAAGTTTGACACCCCTGCTAATCGCATTACCAATGACAGGGACAAAGCCTATGGCATCAATGGCGGCATCTACATACTTAGCTTGCTTTAAATTGTCAGCGACATTGTATGCGTCATATACATCGCCAACTACAGGAGTAAAGGAGATTAAAGTCTCTAGCGCAATCTCACCTGCTGTCTCTAATTTATTTAGTGTCTCTTTGTCTATGAATGGTGAATCGTCTGCGGTGTCTACTGTATATCCCAGTAGCTCGTCATCAGATAGATCGTCCAGATCATCCACTTTGTCTGCTTGCTTTCCAGCGGCTTCAGCTATTTCATCTGCTGATTTAAGTAATCCGCCTATCGCATACCCAGAAACATAGCCACCTTTAGCTTTTTTGCTGACAGTTTTGCCCCTTCTTTTTAGTATTTTAGGATACACTGTTTCCATAGCTATCGTTGCATTAAACTCTTGACCGGGATATTCATTCTCATAAGTTGATCGTACTTCTTCTTTCATACGCCCGTCTAATTGTTCAAATTTAGCTCGGCTGTAGAGAGACTCTTCGCCTCGTTTCAAAGCAGAAAGCTCCGCATCTCTTATTCTTTTTCTGACAGTTGTGCGTAAACCTTTTAATATTTTTTGTGCTTCACCTCTCAAATCATTTTTTTGTTGTTTAGCGTCTGCACTTAAAAAAGCATCTGACTGCACATATTTATTAAGTCGGTCTGCAAACTTAGCACCACCCATTTCACGCATTAATCGATCTTCTATCGGATAATCCGCAGGTTTATACAATTCGTAAGGTGACATTTGTAAACGCATCAATGCTTTTTGTAGAGGTGTAGACTTTGCTTGTTTACCAATACCAAACAATTGTTTCTCAAACGGATCAACGATGCGTCTTTCCCGTCCTGTGATCATATCAATATTAGAGTCGAACTTACTTACAACACCTGTGCCAATCAAATCAGATATGCCTTCCGATAAACTAACCTCTGGAACACCGGGTATCTCAGGTAAAGATTTTGTTGCGTGTGCGGCAAAAATATCGAATACATTAACGTAATCTGTTTGTGGTACGAAACGCATTTGATCATCTGTTAGCGACACCAGATCACGCACAGTTGCTAAAGGCAGAGTAAATGTATTGACAATATCACCACAGACTTTTGCCAATTCTCGTTTTGTTTGTTCGCTGAAATCTCCCTCTTGTGAGTAGTTTTCCAGAACACGATCAAGCGTATACAAACCAGTTCCCCCACGAAAAGAAGGGCCACCTAATGCTTGCCACGCCGCTTTCATATTTTGTGTAGGCTTCTTTAACTCTTTACCATTGTTATATCTGTACAATACATCAGCGGCTAACAAGAAAGCGTTAAACGGGCCAGCGATAGGCATCATATTAATTTCTTTGCCTTCGCTTGTGCGATATAAATACCACTCTGATTCTGGGCCTTGTCTTGCTCGCATGTCGTATGCCGCACTTAACATAGCTAAACCCGTCAGTTGCTTTGCATTTGTCTCTGCATCAAAAAATCCCGGCCCCTGTTTTTTAGTTACGTTTGTTAAGTACCCAAATAAAGGCATGTGCGTAGCAACAAAATCTAATTGATTAATTACAAATCGGGGGAAGGGAACAAATGCAGAAATCAAGAATGGAAATCTTTGATGTAATTTAATTAATAATTTTCCAGCGTCTGCTGGAATATTTTTTCCTGACGGATATTTTTGATAGACAAATTCTAACGATTCATCGATTGCCTTCTGAAAAGCCTCCTCGGATATTTGTTTAAATTCACCATCTCTAATGACATCTGCAAGACTGCGCTCAACTGCTTTGCCATTTACATTTTTAGACATTGTTCTACGAACTTGTTGATCTAGTTTACCTGCAAACACAGCTTGCTTATACATGTTGTCAGACACTCTATTAAGCACGTTAATAGTAGCACCTGTTTTTGTAAGGAGGGTGTCACCACCAAATCTGGCGGATGCAACGGCAGTCTCTAAAAATGTGCCGAAGAATTTATCGGCATCGGCAGATCTAGTTTGTGAAAACAATTCACGTACAACTCTAGCTTCAGGCTGATTAAAAAATAAATATTTAGATACTGCTAGAGGATTATCATATTCCTTACCCAGTTTGAACATGTTCTTAAAACTGGTATCTAGTATGTCCATTGCTACACGGAAACCACCACCTGCAAAGTTACGCACAGTAGTAGCTAACTGTCCTGTCATCATGGACAATCTAAATCTATCTATATTTTGAAACGTATTTCTATGGGATGAAATTTTTGCATCTTCAATAATTTCTAAAGCCGCTTCTCTTGTGAGAGGTGTGCCAGAAACTTGCAAGTAGTCTTCTATTGATGCAACTAATCTATCCACATCTTTTTGTTCAAGCTCAACAGCTTCTTTTCTTTCCTTGCTGAACATCCGACCGATTCGACCAGCCTGACCTAGTTTGCGTCCTGCGTTTGATAAGTCTGCCAAATAAAGGTAAGAAAACTCCCTTTCAGATAAATTTAAATCATTGAGTATTTTCTTTAAGGCGGGAGTATCTAACGTGCCATCCCCAAGCGCACGGGAAACCAGTGTTCCAATGCGATCTTCTTTGACACCTTTTGTTTTAAGCTGATCGCCTATTTCTAGTGCGGCGACAGTTAATTTTTCGATTACTTCGTCAGGTAAGCTAGCCAGAGTTCTTTCTGCGCTAGTAAGTTCTTGTAAGCCTATATTGCCTTTTTTTACTAATTCTTTGTCTAGTGGCTCTTTCTTTAATTCCTGTTCTTTGATTTTACTTAGTGTCTCCCGCACATCTTTAACATTTTCACCTAAAATCTCCAGTTTAGTTTTTTCGATTTTAGACTTGTCTTTAACCTTATTGAGCTTTTTCTTTACATTGTCTTGTGCTTTTTTTTCAGCGGCCTCTGAAGCAACCTGTCCCTGTGCTCGTAAATCCAATGCTTTTTCAGCGGCTCTCGTTTGTTGAGCACCGTATATGCTTGCCGGGATTGCCCCTCCCACTGCCGATGCCGCACCGGATATAAGTGTTCTACCTCCAGTAAACTCGTCCTGCACTCCAGTTTCTACACGCAGACCCTCTTGTGCCGCACCTGCACCTAAACCAAATGTGCCTTCTACGAGCGCACCTTTTACTGCATCAGGCGACTCAGCTAACTTTTTACCTGCTGATTTTAAAGCGGCACGGATTCCTGTCTTTGCTACCTGTGCTGTCCCTACCGCTCCCATTTTTCCGAAGCCGCCTGTGATCAGTCCCAACCATGTAGATGGTGCTGTAAATCCTGCTTCAAGATAATCCAAGACCACTCGCTTGTTGATGTCTTCACCTTCCATGCGATCATACACATCGACTAGTCTTCCGAACTCTAGTTTGTCATCGGTAGATGCTTCGGATGCATACATTAAGTCTCGTACAGCAGTGACCTCATTGACATCTTGGAAGCGCATGTGCTCCATAAAAGCGTCATACACTTCTTCAGATGTCTGTGGGCCTTCACCCTCCTCATACTCATTCCTTTTTTGTAGGAACGAACGAGCGTCAGCTTCAAACTCTGAATCCTCAATCAGCGTTTCTCTATTTAAATCTTGATCGTCAAAATATTGATACAGCGGATCTTTAGACATTATTGTATTCCTGCATCTGACAATTT